AGCTCTGTAATCAAGGGCAAAGTCTGTTGCTTGCCAAGCTGCTAGGAAAGCAATTGCAGCTAAAGAAAATTGTTTGTGGTTAAAGGATTGCATCTAGCTCTTCTTTTGTTAGTCCTGCTATTTCACCAAGTTTTTTAATTGCTGAATCGCGTGCATCTTGTTTGGCTTTATACTCGGCTTCGAGTAGTAAACGTTCAGCCTTGTCGGCTTCAAATTGAATTAAAAACGCTTCTTTATCTGCACCAGTTAATTCTATTTTATCGTTATCTATTCCAATAAATATTTTAGAGGTTGTAGCCATATACGCTAACCTTTCCTGTTAAATAACTAGCAACGCTTGAAATTATTGTAAATCCTGTATAACTTAATGCGCTGTCAATACCAACTCTTGCATCATTTAATTCAGTTCCAGTCACGTTGGAACCAGAAAAATCTGTTTGTTGAACAATGCAACTTTTTTCAACTGTTCTAAAAGGATTTGCAATAAGCATTTGAACTGCTAAATCTTTTCCTCTTAAAGAGCCAAGATTACCAGAAGTTCCTGTTGACCTACTAGCACTTATACTTGTGTTTGTAGCACTTAAAGTTTGATTTGTATAAACACTCGAAGATAAATCAGAACCACTTGCCCTTAACCTAAAAGTTAAATTTGCACTACCAGGAGCATCTATATTTGTAAGAATATAATAAATATCATAAGTCGCACTAAACACATCATTTACAGACTGAGAAGTTACTCCACTAAAACTAGTTGTATTCAGTAATACAAGACCTGACTTTTTTGTGCCAAGGGCTGTGTTCATAGCTGTGTCAACAGCGTCCCCTAAATCACGGATAGCGTCTGCGCCGTTTTTAACTAAATCAGTATCGGCAGGCGTAGGGAATGAATAATTGGCTGTATTTGGCATATCTCTAGTTTATCCTTTTCTTAAGCGACGTCAAGCCACGTTAAATCATTAGGCAGGTTTTGCCATTGGGTTAATGGGTTGTAGTCTTCCCATTGTACATCAAGAGAGCTGTAGATTGAGTTAGAAATTGCTAGATCAAGTTCAAGACTGTTTTTTGATAATGTCCAAGTCCAGCCTTCACAAAAACCTTCAAACACTCCTGAGGTAATTATGCCTGTTGGAATGTTAGTAATGGCAATAAGTGTGTCCATTGAAACACCAAGTAATGAATTACGTACAGCATCAGTTATGTTCGGGTTAGATAAGTTTAATGAAACAGAGTCTAAGGACACTTTAGGTAAGCCTCTAAGGGCAACTGTTCTAGCAGCTTGTTCTTGGGCATCAAGTTGTTCAGCCAAAATGGTTGGCACAATTTGTTGCAACAAACCATAGGTATCTATACTTGTGTCATTTTCAGCTGCTTCTTCGGCAACTGGGTTGTTGTATTGAATGACTACGCTGTTAATAATATCTGCTGTTTGTAAACGTGTGGTAAAACCTGCGCTTGAAAGAATGTCAGCGTCAACGGCTATAGTGTTGGTTCCATAGTTAGTTGAACGTCTTTCAGCATCTGCATAACCAATAAGTCCGTCCCCAGTTTCGTAAAGGTAGCCCAGTCCTGTTGTGGCTGTAACATCTGTTATTTCATTAGCTTGTTCAACTTGTGCTGATCGTGCTAGCACTTCGTAGCGTCCGTTGTCAATAATGTCTATGCCTTGCACACCATAGTCTTGCCAAGTTTCAAGTGCTGGTAAATCGTTCCAAGTAGTTAAATTACTTAGGTCTTCCCAAGCTGTGTAAAGTGTTTCCTCTAATATTCGTTCAATGCGTTGTCCGTCAAATTCTTGTGGGTAAGATACTGCACCTGCGTAACGTTTAACAAGTAGACCAAGAAAACCTATAGCCTGCACTTGTACTGTGTTTGCATACTGATCGTTTGCCCCAGCACCTTCAAGAGTGTTTTGAACACTTGAAACTTCACCTGTAAACAAATCAACAAACACATTATTTGTGTCTTTAACTTGAATATTTACTACGTCTAATAAGTTAATTGCTGGGCTTGTGCCAGATAAGTTAATTAGTTCAAGATTGCAATAGCCAGGTTGTGTTGGTTCAAAAAAGTCGTTACGTCCTGCTGTGATAGTTGCGTTACTTAAAACCTCATTGGTGTATTCAACGCCAGCAATACGTATCTTAAATGTAGGTGTGTAAATCGTCATTGGTTATCTAAACCCAAAGTTAAATGGCTTTATTCCTGTCGTCTTTAACGCTGTGTTTTGTACTTTTGTAATTGTTCTAGCTGTGCCTTGTGGATCTATTGCACCTTTAACGTTGTTGTTAATAATGACTGTTGGTTTGTTTGTGTTAATTCCTACTAGACCTTTTGCTTTATCACCAAAAGAAGCCTCGGGTGCAAATTGTCCTGTAGCACTTGCAAATTGTCCTATTAGTGAATCATCAAATGCCTGTTTGAAATCTCTAAACCTTTGTACAGCTGCGTCAAGTTTGGCAAACAAAGAATCTAAACCTTCAACCATACGTGTTAGTAAGTTAATAAATCTTACAAAACCTGAATCACTTGAGGTATTACTGTCAAATGCTCCTGCTAATGAACCAAGTCCTGAACCAAGGTCACGTAAAGCAACACCAAGACTATAACCTGCGTCTTCACCTTCGTTAGTTGCTTCCTTAAACATTCCAAGAGACGGCACTACAGATTTCTTTTTACCAATAAGTCCGTCAACAAGTCCTTGTAAAGCAGGTGCAAGAGTATCTGTTGCAAAGCGTGCAAACTTTTCAAGTATAGGTAAAAGTGCTTGACCTAAACTTTCCTTGGCTTCATCAAGAGCAATTTTAATACGAGCCATACGACCAGCAAAAGTGTTAGCTGCAACGTCTGCTTGACCTGCAAAAGTTTCAGATAATGCAATAACTGCTTTATCAAAATCTTTAGATTTAATAATGTTTTCATCAAGTGGAACACCAATACGTTTTAATGCGCCAAGGTTGCCGTCATAGGCTTTACCAAGTGCCTCTGTAACTGTGGCAAGGTCTTTACCTGTACCAGCAGATATGTCAAGGGCTAATGTTTGTAGTTTTTGGGCTTTAGTTATGTCTTGTGTTGATCTAACAAGTCTGTCAAGACTTGGACGTAATTGGTCGTCTGCAACACCTGTAGCTCTTGCTGTTTTGTCAATAAAATCTTCTGTAGCTGCTATCTGTGCGTCTGTGGCTTTAGTTGTGTTCTTTAATGTTTGGGCAAGGCTTTTCATAGCCTTTTCGTCTTCTATAGCTGCTTTAACAGCATCAATACCTATCTTGATAGCCATAGCACCTGCAGCTGCGCCAACGGCTGCAAAAGCCAAAGCACCTGCCTTTAATGCGCCACCAAGTTTATCGCTAAAACTTCTTGTCTCTTTATCGGCTTTATCAAGTCCGTCTATGAATTGTTTTGTGTCAGCAAGTAACGCTAATTTAAGTGTCCTAATATCAGCCATTAAATCCTCTTTGTCCAAGCGTTTTTAATAAGTTCATAACCTGCTAACCATTCTTTTGCAATAGTTGGTTGAAATCTGGCCATAGCAGGATATAACCACCAACCACGATTACCTCGACCTTTGCTCGGTGAGCGACGTGGGAACTGTTTATAGTCCTTAGAACCAAACTCATTACCCATTATCACATATCCAGCACTAAAAGCACTAGAGCCAACTTTGGCACGACCACCAACACTAAAACTTGGGGCTTTATCTGATCTAGATATTTTAATAGAATCTGCTACTGCTATTGCTTGACGCACGTTATATGGTGCGCGACTAGCTGCACCTTTAGCATAATTAGCACCACGTTCAGCCAAAGCACTAGCAATCTTTTTCATATCTGTTTTAGCAACGTCGTCCATTTTGCCAAACGCACGTAACAAACCACGATAGTCTTTATCAACTTTAACTAATTGAATTGCTTTAGCCATTATTGCGCTCGTTCAATACGTTGATTGCTGTAGCCCATATTTCGGGTTCTGCATTGAGCCAATAGTCGGGTGTTATCCCAGTTGCTATTGCTAATTCTATTGCTGTTCGCCCAATACTTCGGGCTTGGTAAAATTTGCTGTCTCAAAATCAGAAGCTGCAATAGAGACGACTTTGTTTTTCCAAGTGTCAAAACTTTCAATCTTCTTTGTGACACGTTGTTGAATTTTGTGACCAAGGAATAAAAGTAATGAATTGCTTGGCGTGCTTTCTTCCATAAGAACTTTAACAATTGATTTATTGTTATATAGTTCTTTTTCTGCCATAGCAAGTTCGATAGGTCTTGTC